TTACTTCCACAATCAGTTATTGATCCTGTGGCCGATGCCATCTTTGCCCATTACAAGGCAAAGTTTGGCGCGGAAGCCCAGCGCCCTTACCTTGGCGCCTCTGCCATTGGTAAGCCCTGCCTGCGCCAGCACTGGTACTCATTTCGGTGGTCTAAGCCTGCGCAGTTTTCTGGCCGCCTGTACCGAGTGTTTCAGTCTGGCCACTTACAAGAGCCGAGGGTCTATGCTGACTTGTCTAGCATTGGCTGCACGGTCTACCAACTTAACCCAGCAACGGGCAAGCAGTGGTCATTTAGCGAAAGCACAACTGGCCACCACTTTCAGGGCAACGCCGACGGCATCATTACGGGTTTACCGCAGGCGCCCAAGTCCCCGCATTTGTTGGAAATTAAGACCGCATCTGACAAAATGTTTAAAGACATGCAAAAAAATGGCGTAAAGAAGTCTAAGCCCGAACACTACGCGCAGATGCAAATATACATGAAGTGGTCAATTGACCAGTTTGGGGAAGACGGTTGCAGGCGTGCGCTGTACTTTGTGGTCAACAAAGACAACGACGACATCTACACCGAGCGCTTGGAGTTTGATGCCAAAGAAGCGCAGGCACTGATCGACAAAGCCATGGCGGTGATCACCAGCGTGGAACCGCCCGTTGGCGTGTCAACAGACCCGACATGGTTTGAGTGCAAGTTCTGTGACTACCAGGCTATCTGCCACGGCACTGACGTACCGGCGCCCACATGCCGGTCATGCGTGCATATCACGCCAGAGATGGACGGCCAAGGCCGGTGGTCATGCAACAGCCATGGCATTGATTTGGTTACAGAAGAACAACGCAAGGGTTGTAGTCGCCACCGTTACATTCCAATTTTGCTTGCCAAGACGGCCACGCCAGTTGACAGCACCCCTGACTATGGCGTTGTTTACAAGACGCCAGACGGCAAACAGTTTGTCAATGGTGATCCAGACAAGAACCCTAATTACATCAGCAGCGATGAAATCCATGCCTGCGCAGACAAGACCGCTTTGGTGGACGAATTTGCCTTGGATTTGCGCAAACAACATAACGCAAGGTTTGTATGAACACCCCACCAATTGACAACATTACTTTGAGAGACTATTTTGCCGCGCAGGCAATCATTGGCCTACTTGATGGCAGCCACCCCAACGTCTACCAGTTGGCTCGGGATGCTTACAAATTGGCAGATGCCATGCTTGAGGAGCGCGACGATGATCCTGCGTGAGTACCAATCACGCGCTGTCAGCGACTTGTTTGGCTGGTGGACAAAGCACCAGGGGAATGCCGACATTCCCTTGCTGGTGCTACCCACCGCTGCCGGCAAGTCGGTGATCTGCGCTGAGATTGTGCGCCAGATGTGGGATCAGTGGCCAGAGTTTCACCCGCGCACTGTGGTGCTGGTTCCCTCAAAAGAACTGGCCGAGCAGAATGCGGCCAAACTTAGGGCGCTGCTACCCCATACCATCAGCGTGGGCTATGTCAGCGCAAGCCTGGGAACCAAGAAGTACAACGCCGACGTGATTGTGGCCACCATTGGCAGCATCCACAAGGCCGCGCACTTGCTTGGCAACATCAAGGCCGTGGTGATTGACGAGGCTCATCTGGTGAGCCAGAAGGCAAATGATGCAGGCATGTACCGCAACTTTTTGTCAAACCTTGGCCAGATGTGTGAGTTTAGAACCGTTGGCATGACGGCCACGCCTTTTAGGGGTAACCAAGTTTGGCTGACCGACGGCGACGATCCATTGTTTACTGGCATTGCAAGCCGAGTGTCCATGCGTGAGTTGCTTGATGCCAAGTTTATTGCGCCACTGGTTCCACCAAGTGAGCGCATTGAGACACGCATTGATGCCAGCCACGTTGGCATCTCCAACGGCGACTACAAGGTGGGCGAACTTTCCCGCGAAGTTGAAAAGTACCTTGCCAAAGTGGCCATAGAAGCCACCAGAATCGCCTCAGAGCGCAAGAAATGGATTGCCTTTACACCGAGTGTCGATAACGCTGAAAGCCTGTCTGACAAGCTGAACGCGCTTGGCATTGTGAGCGCCGTTGTGTGCGGTGAGACACCAAAGCAAGAGCGCGAAGACCTGATTCGCCAGTTCAAGAGCCATCAGATTCATTGCTTGGTTACCGTGCTGGCGCTCTCAGTTGGCTTTGACGTGCCAGACGTAGACTGCATTATTTGGTGCAGGCCCACCAAGTCGCCGGTGCTTTATGTGCAGGGCATGGGCCGAGGCACACGCATTGCAGACGGCAAAGATGACTGCTTGGTGCTTGACTTTACTGACACAGTTGAGCGCTTGGGGCCGGTGGACACGATCCAAGGCAGGGCTAAGAAAAGGTCTGGCCCCCAAGAGGCGCCCTACAGTATTTGCCCAGACTGCGGAGAGCGCAACGCACCAGCTGCGCTTGTGTGTGTGCATTGTGGCGCCACGATCAGGGAAGAAGAAGCCAAGCCAATGGATGCCAAGGTTTCTTATGCTGCGTTGTTGTCAAGCCAGACGGCCATGGCCGAACTGGTTTGGCACGACATTAGCCGCACCGACTACGCATTGCACCGCAAAGAGGGCAAGCCAGACTCACTAAGGGTTGACTACTACAGCGGCCTGCTTCGCGTGGCCAGTGAGTGGGTCTGTTTTAGCCATGTTGGCTATGCCAGGCAAAAGGCCGAGAACTGGTGGATGCGCAGGGAAAGAAAGTCTATGCCATCAGGCACGCAAGAGGCGCTTGAGTGGCTTGAGTTTTATGACATTGAAGAACCAGTCAGAATTGCAACCCGCAAAAACGGAAAATACACAGAGGTGAAAGAATATGAATTTAATAGAATTGAACGCAGTCAAGAGGCATCTGGACAGCCAGGTCAAACAAATAAATTTGATACAAGTAAATTGCCGACAGTGCAACAACTTCGAGACAGGCATTTGTAAGCAGTATGGAGCAAAGCCACCACTAGAGTGGATTACCGGCACGGTTCAGTGCGAACACTGGGAATGGGATCAAATCCCCTTTTAAGGAGACAACATGTTAGAAAAACCACCGTATTCAAAAATTAGTTACCCATCAACTCCAACCAAGATGGGCAAAAATGGCTTTGTAGAATTTAAGTGGGAGTCTGGCGCTGACGTACAAGCGCTCTGGCGCAAGCATGGCTGGACGCCACCGTCTGAACATTTGCCACCCCCACCGCCCGAGCGCCTTGTGGATGTACCTCTTAGGAGAGTGCGTTAAATGCCGCGCCCCAAACCACCTGAACCCCTATTAGGCCGACAAGTCCGAATGTCAGATAGACATTGGATGATCTTGCAAGAACTTGGCGGCGCTGAATGGCTGCGCAAACAGTTGGACAAGAACGCCAAGATGCCGGCCAAGTATTACCGCCTTGAACTAGATGCACCTTCAAAGAAAGAAACAAATGATTGATGACGATGACATTCAAGAATACGTTCGCCCTTGGGTGGGCTTGACACCTGAAGACACTTTTGAAATTGGGGAAAGACTTGGTTTATCTGATATTGCATGGATAGATTTAATGCAAGCCATTGAAACCAAACTTAAGGAGAAGAACACATGAGTTATATCGTGGCATCACTGCCGCTCATAAAATGTTTTGTAAAACGCGAGTTTTTATACAACGATCAAAAAGGCCATGGCGAATTGGAGCCTGCGGTGTGGGTCAGCCTCAAGGCGCTGCGTGGCCAAGTGTTTCGCATTGAATCACTACTGCCGGCCTATGGCGCCTTGTACGACAAGCTGCCAATCCATGCTTATGTGTGGCACGCAGAAGCAGGCAATCTGCCAATTGACACCTTGCAATTGTGGGACTGTATGGGCTACCGATTTACCATTGTTGAGAAGATTGGCCTGCGCAATTTGGGTGTAAAGTTTCTTGGCAAAGACAAAGAATGGCATTTTGGCCGGTACTTGTTCACTGTGGATTTTTGTGCTGATGGCATGGATGTAGACACAGGGTTTACCGAGCAGGCCGAAGAACACAAGTCATTTAACTGGATTGCTTTAGACAATGGCCAGTTTGCCTGCCAGCCAAACAACCGATGCCTATGGTATGACCAGAGCCTAATTCCCGCCGAAACAAAGTTTCCTGACTTTCAGGCAGCACGCAGATTGTGGACGGTGGACGGCACGCGCAAGTGGTCTGCGGGTGATGATTGGTTTTATGACATCAAAGAAAAAAGCATATGACTAACTCACCAGACTTTCAGACATGGAGCCAGGTTAACTTGGTTAAGTTTGCCAATGAAGCCTACGCCAAGTTATGTGAACAAGATGACCGCATACAGCAGCTGCAATGCGATTTAAAGACCGCTATTGAGGCTTACAGGGCGTTAACTAAGGAATAGGCGGCGCTCGTCTATGCGGCGGGTTTGCAAGCCTCTCAAGACTTTTCCTGCTGCCATGCAATATTTCAGAAGTTCTTCGGCTGCGCCCTCTTTGTCGCCCCGAAGCAACTTTTGACGAAGCGTCGAACGCTGGAGTGTTCCCAAACCGACGTTAAAACTAAAGCTAACGAGGCCGTCAAACATACCTTGTGTAAGAGGGACAGGGCAGAAGCGCTCCA